TGTACGCACGCCACTTCCAGTTAAGGATGCGCGAGCAGATTCGTCCATCGTAAATGATGTAACTAATACGCTTGTCTGCTTTTGACTTGGACAAGGTACGAAGCTGATCAGCAAGATCTCCCATGATGTCTGGCTTTCCGCCCTTGAATAAGTCTTTGTCCACATCAATGGCACGAACCCAGCCTTGCTCATCAGGATTATGATCTGACTTGCGAGCAGCGTGTCGGGTATCACCGATCCAACCATCCGATGCGCGGTCACGATCTGGGAACGAGTCATCAATCTGCTCTCTTAATTGGACAGCAGCCTTCGATAATTTAGGCTTCATAGTATTCGCGAGTGACCTTGATAGGTCTTAACTCGGTCAAAAGTAAATCATTGGCGTGATCTTCTTCTACCATCGCTATTGTTTTTCCATCAACTTCAACAGGATTTGTGTATTCCTCGATCATTGGATCAATAGGTTTTCCAGATGAATCAATGCTTAACTTAGGTAAGCCTAATTCTAATTTTTTAGCATCATGCCATGTACTGAAATCTGTTAATGATTCCCATTCGTACCAGTTCCACATGATTAGATTCCCCACTTTGTAATTAGGTAATCGCGGACTAATTCGCGGTCTGTCGTTGATAAGTCGCTTGTGTACCAAATGATTTCACCGATAGAACCAGTTAAAAAATCTCCATTGGTTCCATCTGCTGCCAACGAAGGCAGATAAGTAGATGTCGCTGTACTTGGAGAATTACCAAGTGAATTTGTTTGTTGAGCCGCACCTGCATTAGAATAAAAATAAGCGCGATTAGCTGCAGTTGCATTATCGGCATCAAGACGAATAGTAGCAAGACCTAAAGTGCCGTTGGCTTGGCGAGTATTATTAGCAGCAGAAACTGCCGATGTTCCTGCTACCCCGCGGCTTACATAAATTCCAAAATTTGTTGCCGATGAATTATACAAATCAAATCCGACTGTTGCTGATCCTGCCGCTCCATTATCCAAAAAAGTTCCACCATTTGAAGTTGCATTGAAAACCATAAAAAATGTGTTCGATCCGCCATTATGCATGTTATCCATGAACTTTGTAGCTGCAACTAATCTGTCATTTGAGCCATCGAATGAGACTAAACCATTTGTGCCACGCGTAGGCTGATTAGCGACAGTCGATTGGCTAAAATTGTTAGAGTTACCAGATTTGTCCACCCATGAACTTACGACATTTGATGAGGAAAATGTAAAAGCAGAAGCATCTTTTCCATCAAGCCAAAGACTGTAACCCGATACAGGCGGTGGAGTAATCGGCGCAGCCATAGTCGTGCCAGCAATGATGCCAGCTAATGTGTTAATCATTTACGCAATGCCACCGACTACGATCCATGAGTTAGCTGCAACCTTGATGCATGCTGCTGACTTATAGCGAGCAAGGACTGGAGCTGCCGCTGTCGCACCTGCGCTATTGATCGTAGTAGTGCCAGAAGTAACAGCATTGATTGTAGTTACACCTGCGCCCTTTTGATAAACAAACAAAGTAGTACCAGTAGGAAAGTTATAAGTCGCATCTGTTGGAATGCGGAAAGTATTAGCTGATGCATTGTCCATCGTGACAATAGCGTTGAGACCATCTGCCTTGACTGCTGTGTAAGTAGTGCCAGTCTGAGCATTGACGACCATGCCAGCTAAAGAGGCATCGATGGCATCGCCCAATGTGCGAATGTCCTGTGCGCCATTTTTTACTAGTCCTGAGTTGTCTGGTTCAGTCCAGCCGAAGTTAGGTGATAGTGCCATTAGGTTAGTGCTCCAGTCGCGTTAGTCCAGATAAGTGTACCATTCACGCCTGTCCAAGCTAGTGAGGCAGGTGTGACTGTTTCCCATTGGGTGGTTGATAATGAGAAGTCTGTTGCTGAGATAAATAGGGTGATCTCAGTAAAACTAGGTGTGGCTCTTAAGGCTACATTCTCAACAAAGCCGTCGAATTGACCGCCCAGTAAATTGCTCGGTAAATTGTTGATTAATATAGGCTGCCCAAAAAAGACACCGATTAAAGCATTACGCATAGCATCTGGCATGTTCGGATTATCTAACCGAAAGGTGATTGCTCCCAATGAGCCTCTAGGGTTTTTACGCAGGTTCAACTCTCTAGTGGCAATCGCGGTTATATCTGTCAGGTTTTTGATGTTAGAGTCAAATGAACGCTCAAATAGACCGTAAGAGGCTATGGAGTCTGTGTCAGAGGTGCTGTATGTGTTTGCGTATCCTGTTGAGTATCGATAGATAAGGCTGTTACGGATGCGAGCAGTTTGAGTTGTGGCTGTGATAGAGGTAGGTGTTGCATAAGACCCGTCAAGGTTAGTAAAGCCATTTGTTGCGAGATAGTTAGATCTATGGTCTGCATCGTCATAGGAAACATTTCCATCCTTCTGCTCGTATAACTGACCTAATGCGCTGTTAGCAATCTGATCTGCCAATGTTTGAGACTTAGCACTTGCACTAGCTGCAAGAGCAACCATCGTGTAAAAGCCTGAGTCAATAGTGCCAATGTAAGATTCTGCATCTAGCCATGTCTGAGTAGCTGGGTAAGTATCCCATGTGACTGTTGGAGTAACTTCAGCCCATGTAATATTAAGAGCGCTGCTTAAAATTGCTGAAATCTGTGCGCCATCTAAACCTTCTGCAAGTGCTGTGTTATAAACAGCCTTAGTCAGTTTAGCCAATGATCCGATGCCTAAAATCGTGCCAGTAGTAATGTAGCCAGATTCCTCTGGGCTACGCACACCGATGTTAAAGTCCGAGACCTCGCCACCAAATACAGTTACATAAGTGCCACTACTGTTTTTAAGCTCTAAAGTGATTGGCTCTGTAACATTGATGGTAAAAGGTGCATTATTAGAATTCATGATTTCTACTCGGCAGTAACCTGCTGAGGGTTGTCTATCGATGTCCACACGACCAGATGCAAAGGATACAGAGGTAACAGTCGTGTAAACATCATCACCTACTGTCACGCGCCACTCAGGAAGCCATGTCATGCGATTGTCAGCGTTCCTCGTTCGCGAGCCTCACGCAATAATCTTTCGATTTCTTCTGCGATAGCGTTAGGATCTCCGACACCTGCATTGACTGTAATGTTGTAATAAGCAGCAGCTTGAGCCGCATATCTTGATCCGCTTACTGCGCCTGATACTCCTGCTCCACCTGATAAACCTTGCAATAAAGATGATCGAGCAACATCTTCTAGATTTATTGTTTGAGTACCTAAAGAGCTTGCAGCCAATGCTTCAGTATCAGATTTTGTTTGTAAATCAAGCAACATTGCAAAAGCATTGGCACGCTCTTGAATAGCCTGAGATGCCTCAATAAGTGCACCTGTTGAAGCTGCTAGTCCTACACTCATAGGAATAGGTGCAATGTAATCTCCTGCTGGGATACCCGATCCTAATGAACCGCTGTTAGGAACTGGCATTAAAGATTTTGCGTTTGCCTGTGCAAGCAATGCAAGCATTTCGCGGATCTTGCGCAAAGCCTCATCAAGGTTTGCCTGGTTAATTAAATCTTTAGGTTTGAGACTTTCAAGAATTGATTTGATGTCTACTAATTTATTGCCCTGACTGGTGAGGGTGTTAAGTATCTTTAGATCTTCATTGAGTTTTTTAGTAGCCGCGATAATGGCTTGCTCGTCTTTAGAGGCAATAGCATCTTCTAGATCAAAAATTGACTTTTTAACATTAAGGCGAGCGGTATCGTTGGCGATTTGTAATCTTTGTGTGTTAGTTGTTGCCTTGCCTAGTTGCTCAGCCTGATTAGTAAGTGCTGCCGCAACTTGGATCTTGTCCAAGTCAAAGATTTCTTCACCCTTGCTAAGGGCAAGGTTTGCCTTCTCGATAGCTGCTTTTAAGCGTGCAGCCTTTAATGCTTTTTGTTCTTCTGTAGTAAGTTTCTTTTTAGCATTTAGAGTCTTAACGGCATAGATAGATTGAAGTCGCGCAAGATCTGTTAATCCCTGAGCATTGATTCCGCTCTGACCGCTGTTCGATGCTTTACCTGCTGCATTTAATGCAGAGATGTAAGCACCAATAATCGGAATCATTTGGATGTCTAAGAATCCAACCCCCGGCAATCCCTTTAGTTTTTCAATCATCACGCCAATGCCACGAATGACATCTGCTGTGTAAATAGCGACATCCTGCATAGACGAAGCAAGGTTATCTACTGAATCCTGATCGCCTAAACCTTTAAGAGCATCGATTAAACCTGTACCAATAATCTCTGAAGCGTTAGCAGCAGCAACGCCTAATTTATCGATAGAACCCTGAAAGGTATTAGCAGACTGTGTTGCTGCTCCCTTAAATGTTCCCTCAAGCTGAGCGATGATATCCTCAAATTTGCCAGCCTTAAGATCAGCCTTAGAGATACCCACGCCTAATCTAGATAGTGCGGCATTGTTGCCTAAATATGCGCGACTTAATGCGCCTGTCACCGATGCTAAATCTTTACCTGTCGCCGCACTTATGTCTAACGAAAGATTAAGAAGTCTTTGCGCCTCTGTAGTGTTTTGTGTCGCTACCGCTAAGGTCTGATATGCAGGACGAAGTTTGTCATCAAGAATTCCAAATTCGCTTTGTAGTCTTTGGATGTAATCCTCAGAAGATGCAGCATCTCTGCCAAGCCCAACATTCTTTAGAGCAAGGGCTAATTGCTTTTGTGCTCTCTCATCAGCTGCTGCGGCTTTAACCGCTGCCTTTCCATAAGCCAAAATTTGTTGGCCACCAAAAGCCAGACCTAAAGCACCTGCCAATTTCTTGACATTCTTGGTCATCTTTTCCGTGGCTGTTTCGGCTTGCTTAAAGCCTTTCTTACCTGTGAACTCCGCAGCAATATCAATTAATACATTAGCCATGATTAGCCTCTCGCTCTTGCGTTGAGTTTATCTGCCGCATTTTTGATCGCTGCCAATACCGCTTCTCTGGCTTTGCCATTGTTTTCTTCATAGGCGCGGAACAAAGCACGGCCTTGCATTTTCTCGCGACCCTTCATTTGTGAGCCATACTTACCCTGCTGATTTTGCACGAATCGGCTGCTAGGTGTTTTACGCCCCATAGTTTCATAGATCGCACCTGCTGCAGTTTTATTGAACACGCGAGCAAGAGATCTAAAGCCTCTGCGATTAGGCTTAGATGGAGAAGTCTTATAACCAATCCCGCCTTTGACTATGCGAGCATTGTAAGAAGGAAAGCGAGCCTGTGACCCTTCACGGGCTAACCATCCACTAAGGACTTGTCCGTCATCTGGCAGATAGCCTTTAGCCGCTTTAGTAATTGGCTTGAGAGCCCCAGTCATTTGTTTCTGGGTTTCCTTAGCAAGG